GCTTTTATAGTATCGGTGCTTTTACTATCTGGGGGCTTCACTCCAGCACAAGCAGCACTAACTAAGTGTAAAGATGGAACATACTCAACCTCTACTGGCAGGGGCACATGCTCAAAACATGGTGGAGTTGCTAAGTCTGCAGAATATGAAAAAATTGTAGCAAAAATTAAAAAGAATTATGGAATAACAATAAACGACGGAAGCCAAAATGATGCCATTCAATTTAACGCTGCTGCAAAACTTCTTGAAAAGCAAAAAGCAAATGCAAAAGCAGAGGCTGCAAGACAAGCACAAGCAAAAATTGATGAAGCAAAAAAAATAGAAGCAAAACTAAACCCAAACAACCCAAGACAATATGTAATGCAAACTGACAACTTTGTATTATGCAGAGAATTTGGCGCATCTCACTCATTACCGAACTGCATTGGATTTATTGTTTGTGAGCAACTTCTTGTCAATAAGGGATACACAACACCATTAGGAAACAACACATATACTTCTTTAGATTATTGGATCACTGGTGGTAGGTTGATTCAGATTCAAGACAACCCAGAGTGTGCATTGATTAAGGGGACAAAATAATATGGCAATTAGATTCAGAAAGAGCATGAAGATTATGCCAGGAGTCAGAGTCACACTTGGTAAGAATGGTATTAGCGGATCACTTGGTACTAATGGTGCACGAGTTAGTGTTAATTCTAAGGGGCAGGTAAGAGGTACTGCTGGTCTAAATGGCACTGGTCTATCAAGTACCACTATGCTCAATGGCAAGTCTAAGTCTAAGAATACTAAGGCTGCTACAAATGAAGTTGTTCCTATTGCTACATCTAAGGATGACATTCCAAATGTTAGCATCTTTATGGTTATCCTGCCTTGGATTTTTCTTGGAGCCTTTGTTCATGAGTGGGTTGGATATGCATGGTTAATTCTAATGGTTCCAACTTGGGCATTCTCTAAGTTTCTTAGGTTTGCTGCTGAGTACCCTTCACTTATTCCTGGTGTTCAAGAAGAACTTGATGTTATTGCTAAGGAACGAGCAGCCTAAATAATGATCTGCAAAACCTGCGGGATGGACAAAGAAAACATTGAGTACTGGGATACTCATCAAACTATGAGTGATTACAAGGTGTGGTGTGCCAAGAGAGCCTAAGATTACGAAGATGGACTGGAGAGCCTTGGGCTATTGGCCTGTCTATAAAGATGGAAAAAAAGTCTGGGTTCCTAAAGATAAAGTAGATACAGATAATAAATAGTATTATTCATGATATAATAAGGTTATGACCAAAACAAAATGTTTTTTCTGTGATCAAGAAGCAATGTATTACGATATAGTCATTAAAAATGAAAAATACATCGTTGCTGATGTCTGTGGTAAGCACTTTACTGTATCTCTAGTGTCTTAAGGTAGGATTAAAAAATTAACAAAAGAAAACTTAAAGATGGATCAGAAGTTGATTCCTACGACAAGCCAATTGATTTAATTATACATACTAAGGCTCCTGCTAAGTGGAAACTAATAGACCTTGAAACAGGACAAGAATATTTAGGCTCAGAAATTCCTCATGGAAACTTTGCAGAAGAACTAAGACAAAGAGTGATCAATGGATTTATAGGCTCTTGGTTTAAAACCAAGGGAAGAACTTGACCAAACCACTGAAGTAAGGTATACTGGACATATGGAACAATGGATTAATGACTATGCCTCATGGGTGCTCGCTCTCAGTGGGGTTGCAGCAATATATTTTATTGGCAGAAAGCACATATGGGGCTGGATTTGGGCTACCCTCAATGAAGCAATGTGGATATATTATGCAATAAGCACTAAACAGTATGGCTTTATCTTTGCTGCAATTGCATATACCATTGTATATATGAAGTCATACTTTTATTGGAAACAATTACACAAAACAGATACTTTAGGAGAACGCACATGATTAGTTTATTTTTTCTTATCCCTGCTTTTATTGCTGGATATGTTGTATGCTATTTTGTAATGACATACAAAGTTGATCAGAACTAAGGATTGAAGACAAAATGAGTATAGATGAAATGGCACTAAGAGAAGAAATAGCAAGAGAGATTGAAGCCCTTCCTATTGAATCATCAGTAACAAATGCAATAGGCATGCGAATGGCTGCTGCACACATAGCAAGAGGCAAAAACAATTATATGACCAACATGTTTGAAAACCAAAAAGATTTTGAGTAACAGATGATATCACAAAGAGTAGAAAAAACTAAGATCGTTCCATTAAGATGGATTGGAAATCTGTGTGGTCAAATTTCAAGCAATAGTTTAGTTAAAGCATTTAACCTACAAGATGATGAAAACTTTGGACCTCGTTTTAAGTTTCATACAAAAGTTTGGCATTATGTAAACAAACCTTATGAAAAATGGGGCACATACTATATGGTAGACCTTTTGTCTTTTAAAGTAGACATGTCTGGTCCTGAGTGGGATGACTATGATGAAAATGGTATTGCGTATTGGGAAAAGTGGGAAGACGAAGGTGGTCCTGTGAATGACACAGAAGAAAGATTAAAGTATATGGAGGATAACGGAATATGAGTAGAATGGTTGTATGTTCTGTTTGCAAAAAAGAGTGGGAACTAAGATGGGGAATCATGGCTAATGAGTCTCTAGCAAGACATATGAAAGAGCATAATTGAAGCCTACAGCACACATTTATGATGTAGATGGAACTCTTGCTAATGTAGACCCGTTCTTGCACTATGTTCGTAATGGCAATAAAGATTACGATGCCTTTCATTATTCTTCTATTGATGCCCTGCCAAATGTGGAAGTTGTTGAGATGCTAAATAATTCTGCTAGTGATGACCACTCTATAATAATTGTTACATCTAGAAAAGAAAAGTATCGTGGTATAACCTCTCTGTGGCTTGCAAGAAATAAGATAAAGTGTCATGCACTTTTTATGAGGGCAGACGATGATCACAGGCCAGATTACGAAACCAAAAGGGATATCCTTAATAGGATTACAGAACTTTGGGATGTTGTTCATGCAATAGATGACAACCCATATGTTATAAAATTGTGGCAGGATAATGGAATTCCTACTACAAAAATAGGAGATTGGGACGGTGATCGTGGTTGACTAGAACAGTCAACTATGATATGATTAGACTATGAAAAAAAATAATAATAAGTTATCTCAACACAAAGCAAAGCGTTATGCAAAAAATAAAAAAAGACTAAAAGATAAGCCATACTTGTCAAAACATGAACGCAAACTAATTGCTAAAAGACAAGAAATTATTTCTTCTGGTCTAAGATCTATATCAAACTAAAATACGGGGAGCAGTAGCCAAGTTGGTTAAGGCCCCGAACTCATAATTCGGTTATCGTAGGTTCAAGTCCTACCTGCTCTACTATGTCTCCATGGTCTAGTGGCCTAGGACTCCACCCTTTCACGGTGGCAACACGGGTTCGAATCCCGTTGGAGATACTAAAACTATGGTATTATGTATAGATGGAAAAAATATATTTAGATAAGGGCGATGGCGTTTGGTTTATAGAAGATTTTTTAACTAAAGAAGAACTAAATATATTAAAAAAATATTGGGATGCTCCAGGTGCCTGGTACAAAACTATGAGATCTCCATACAAAAACATATTAAACAGATGGCCAATGCATATACCAGAGTATGAGCCAGACGGAACACTTTCAATTCCCACTGAAAATAGCGTAAGGGTTCAAGAAGTTTGGGATATTTTTTCTAAAGAAGACGGCATTTGGAAAAGATTAGAGTCTGTTCTCCCAGAAGGCTATGGACCCAATAGCGGAATCCAAACCTTTAAGTATTGCACTGATGAAGAAATAGAAAGAGATAGAGACGAAAGCATGTCTCTTGGTGATGATGAGATGAGAAGCATTTTATCAAACCCAATTGAAAGCAAGGGCATTGACTATGCGATGGATTGGCACTGGGAAGACACTGGTAAAAATAAAAACAGAACAGCCTCACACTCTATTTATCTTAATGATGATTTTGAAGGTGGAGAGATAGAGTTTAGAAGTGGTCATGCTATCAAGCCAAAGGCTGGCATGCTAATAAATATACCAGTAGGAAAAGAGTTTGAGCATAGAGTTAAGAAAGTTTTAGGCCCTAATGATAGGCACACGCTATATGGCCAATGCTGGTCAACACCAAAAATTCCATTAAGCACAAAAGACGACTGCTGACAAAATGCTTAAAATAAAAACTATGGTATCATATTGTTATGAATAAAATATATTTGGACGAGGCCAAAAAAATTTGGGTTATTGAAGATTTTTTAACAACAGAAGAGTTGGCATGGTTTAAAGTACAAACCGATGACCCAAATGGATGGTACCCAACAATGAGGTCTCCATACAAAAATATATTGAACAAATTTTTAGACATAGTTCCTTCTTATCATGATGATGGAAATATAAAATTTCCTGATAAGGACTCAGTAGTAGTCAGCCTTCCACTTTTTTCTGATCCAGGGGGGATTTGGGATAGGCTTGATTCTGTTTTACCTCCAGGATATAAAAGACATGCAACGCTACAAACATTTAAATATTTAACAGAGGAAGAAATTCAAGAACGCTTAGATTTAGAATGGTTTACAGAATCAAAAGTTGATACAACAAATATAGACTTTGCCATGTATTGGCATCAGGATCCTGGTGCTGAAGCAAACATTCAGGGCTCATTTAGCCTATACCTTAACGACGACTTTGATGGTGGAGAGTTAGAGTTTGGAAACCTTCCAATAACAATTAAGCCAAAGGCTGGCATGCTTGCTCATATTGCAGACGGAGACCTATACAAACACAGAGTAAAAAGAGTTTTAGGTCCTAACTCAAGACACACACTTTACGGAAACTCGTTTATAGATGTTGAAAAGGCACCAGTTAGCACTGCAGAAGACTGCTAAAATGGGTGTTATAATATTATCATAACCTTTAGGAGGTCTTAAATGAAATCAATATATGACATAGAATTACCATCTGCAGAAAAAGAACCACACTTTTTGCAGCAATTCAAGGGCAAGGCAGTGCTACTAATCAATACGACTGTTGGTTGTGGTAACGCTGGACAAATGGAGTCTATTGAATGGATTCAAGAAGACCTGGCTGGAGAAGACTTTACCGTTGTAGCAATTCCTACTAATGATTTTTGTGGACCAAGCATTACAAAAGGAAAGTGGTCACAAGGCATTACTTGTGGTATGGATTCTAAGTTATACGGAGAAGATGTTTATGGTGTTACATTCCCATTCTCAGAAATGATCACATCCAATCCCGCAGACATTCCGCTAGAGGCACCATGGCTTGGAAAAGGTCCAGGACTTAATGGAAACGGTCAACCCTTTGGTGAAAGACACGAACTTTATTTAGAAGTTTCAAGACAAGTTTTAGCAATTATGGAAAAGAAAAAAGAACTTGGTATTGTTGAAAAAACAGATTACGAATCACGCTACTTAAACGAACATGATGGTGGAGTTATGATGAATGCTAACTTTGAAAAATATTTAATTGACAAAGATGGTTATGTAGTTAAGCATTATCCTGCTACAACATTAAACTGGGATGTAGAGCGCACACTAAAAGAAGATCTTATTGCAAAGGGACAAGATCCTAAAATGGGTCCTGATAGATCTGAATACATTTTTAACGAAGAAAATGCAGTTATTCGTGATCATATTGAAAGACTTATGGCTGGAGAAAAATCAATTATTAATCCATTAAATTCTCCCTCCTTTCAAGATGAATATCTTTTAGTTAGTGCTTAATATATTAAATTATACTATTTATAATATAAATTGATATGTGATATACTTAATATATGAGCATATACGATCTATCTTTTATAGACAACAATAAAAACCTTGTAGAGTTAAAAGACTTTAAAGGAAAAAACATTTTAATTGTAAATACCGCAACTCTTTGTGGTTCTACTCCTCAATATAAAGACTTACAGCAAGCACACAATGATTCTTTTATTGTCATTGGCTTTCCTTGCAACCAGTTTGGTAATCAAGAACCAGGAACAGATGAAGAAATTAAGAATTTTTGTACAACTTCTTACGGAGTAACATTTCCAATGTCTGAAAAGGTAGAGGTTAATGGTCCTAACGCTCACCCTATATATAAGTACTGCAAGGAGCAGGCCACGGGTGGAAGAGATATTGGTTGGAATTTTGAAAAGTTTTTAGTTTCTTCTGATGGATCTATTACTCACTATCCAACATCGCATCAAGTTTCAGAAATTATACCTCTGTAACTCAGGGGATAGAGTAGCGGACTTCTAATCCGTTTGTCGCAGGTTCGATTCCTGCCAGGGGTGCTATAATAGTAGTAAGGGTGTGGTTAGCCTATATTTGTCGGGAAACTTTTATAGCCTATGTTGCAACACCACACCCTCCTAAATTTTACTCTGATATAATTGATTTATGGATCTAGAAAAAGAAATAAAAGATATTCTTTTTGAAATAGGAAAAGACATCAAGATTCATAAATTAATAGATGGTAACTTAATTGTTGAAATGGATTATGAAAAATACACTGCTGAATTAATAGCCTTATTTAATAAAACTAATTAGCCCTTATCCTTCTTATACTCTCCATATTTACCAAGGACTGCTTTAACTGTCCCGTCTTTTCTTAAACGAACAATCATTCCGTCTTTAATCTGAACAGGATTAAATGGATGCTTTGTCCTAAACTTCCCAGATGCTTTTCTGTTTCCCATTATATCGTGTGTGTTTCTCTTTGTACCTTGGTATGATCTTTACCAAATTCGGCAAACAATGCTTTATCTTTTTCACGATTAACAATTCCTCTTGACCAAGAGAATCCTGCATCTCCACCCCATGCAAGCCACATAATATATCCGTTAGATGGGTTTGCTGAGTTGCCCCAGTCCTTACCCTTCTTGTCTACTTCATGGCGTGAGAAGTACGAGAACATTCTCTTAACAGTACTGAGAGAGATAGTTTCTCCTCTTGCTAACTGCCCTGCACGAGTCCAACCAACTGCAGTTCCAGCACCATTTGCTTTTCCATCTTCCTTAAACTTAATTGCTCTACGAGCAGCAGATCTTGCTCCTGCTGGTGGTGAGTATCCGTCCGCTTTTGAAACTGAATCTGTTTCGTATTCAACTGTATCATCATCTTCAAATAGATCATCTGCTTTTGCAGCAGGTACACAATTAGGAACTGGCTTACCATTGTCTCCTGGCTTCATTCCTCTTTGAACATATCCATCCCAACAAGGTGCTTGCTTACTTACATTACCACAGCAATCTGATTTCATTTCTCCAGCCTGACACTGAGGACATTCTTCGCATGTAACATTTAGTTCTTTACACATTGGACAGCCACAGCCTTCGTATTCTTTTTTAATCTTTTCTTCTTCTTTATACGACTTGCCCATCTGCGAATCGTACATTGCCATAGCAACCTCTGAATCCATTGAGTGATTATCCATATCTGCTTTTTCAGCATCCTTGTACATCATGCCAATACTGTATGCTGTTGGCTTCCATGTACCGTTTTCTTCTTTGTGTATTCTAACTGACATTGCTGGGTTTTCTGGTGGCATTGAAACCAAAGCATATTCTGATCCAGGAGTACCAAGTATTCCACCCTCAGTCATAATGTGCTCTATAACGCCATGAATAACCCCCTCAGAGGTTGATCCCATAACAAAGTCGCCTTCTTTTAACATCTAACTATTATATCACTTTGTAAGACCTAAAAACCTATTATGAGTCCTTATCCTGTGGCAGTTGGCACAAACTACCTCGCACTTTTCTATCTCTTTTTTAATGGCCTTCCAGGACATCCCGTCGTGGACCATCCTTGAAACATTGTATTTTTTATTTCCTAGGTGATCAAAATCTAAGACTATAGGGTTCTTATTCCCACAATCAGCACAACCAGCAGCCTCTTTTATCTCTGTAAGTCTCTGCTTAAACTGTTTCTTATTGTAAGCGGACAACTCTTTGTCTGTCATAGATATACCCATTATATAGCCTTTTAAGGGCATTAGAAGCCCCATACAGGCAATTCAGGCACGAAGGCCACGGTATATATCAATGGGTAACTAAGCCATCTCTAAGGTCCTGTATGGGGACAACTATATTGTAACATAATAATGGAGCAGTTTAGTAGACTTGCTCAGGTCCCCCAGGTAATTACCCTGGTCCTCCGTACTCAGCAATAAGGTTGCTATAAGCAACTGCATGTATCATGACGGAATACTGTCTATTATACTACTTAATTTTAATAGACTTAGGTTTCTTTTCTTCTGGAACTACCCTGATGACATTTACATTTAGCATGCCATCTTTTAGTTCTGCCGAGGTCACTTCCATATACTCACCAAGAGCAAAAGATCTTACGAACTTTCGTCCTGCTATACCCTTATGGACTACCTCTGCATCTATTACATCTACAATCTCTCCCTTAATAATAAGAGTTCCATTGTCTACTGAGACATCAATATCTCCCTTGGAAAAACCAGCAACCGCAAGAGATATCCTATATGTATCTTCATCTAGTTTGATAAGATCATAAGGTGGATATGACTGTGAGTTTGTTTTGTATGCATTGTTTAGGCGATTCAACTCTCTGTTGAAGCCAATAAAAAAAGGATCATTAAATAGATCCAGTGTTGACCATGTTTGTTTCATTTTATTCCCCTTTCAAGCGAATAAGTTAAATTACCCCCCATATGGGCAGGCATAATATTATAGCATAAGAAAAGACGGCTGTCAAATAACAACCGTCAAATCTTATTTGTATTTTTGATTACAATACGTTATGGCTTGTTCCGCCTCCGCCACTCTTGCGAGTTGACTTCTTTGCTGGAGCCTTCTTGGCAGTCTTCTTAACTACCTTTGCATTCTTAACTGCAACATCTACGTCTTTTACTGATGGCATTCTACCGAACGCTGGATCAGATGGATTTGCTGCTCTCAATACTACGGGCACAAGTGCTCCAAGTAGTGAGTATGCTAGTGTCTGTGGATCAGTTACACCAGAGGCATACATTGCTGTTGCTGCTCCAAGTACTGATCGTCCGTATGACGCTAGTGCATTTTTAATTTGTTCATTCATTTTATTCCTCCTAGGATATGAACTTCGATATGGCTGTCCAAACTGGTTGAGCAAGCCATAATCCAATTATACCAGCAACTCCAGCAAAAACTGGGGGAGCAGGGATTGGAATCTTAATTGGGGATATTGCGCTTATTGATAGGATAATTATGCCTAAAGTAAGCCCTACTGATAGTGATAGTAATATTTCTTTCATTTATTCCCTCGATTTTTGTAGTTGTGTGTAATGATTTAAACAGATATCTAAAATTTTTGTTTCAGTGCTAAATAATTTTTCTCCATCAACATCGCAGCCAATAACGCTGCAGGTTCCTAATGGTTCAAAAGAAAGTTGGTCGTATGACTTAAATTCTATCATTGTTTAGAATCCAAATACTGTTTGATAAATGGAATAATAATATTCCTTTCCTGCCTTGGCACAGCATTTATTAATAAATGGTTTATGCCATCTTGCTCAAGAGTATTAACAAACTCATCAAAACTTTCATGAGTAAAGTATTCCGTGTCATCTATTACTTTTGAAACTTCTCCTTTTCTCCACACTGGCCT